TAATGAAGCATATACGCCAGACTTGTCTGTGATTTACCAGACTGTCTAGGGCATTTTACTATACAGAATCGATGTTTTTCTAGACCCCTTATTAATTCCTCTTGAAACGGCCACAACTCAAACTTCATTAACCCTCTATCTATATTCACTATAGTCATATAGTTCTTAATGAAGTAGATAGGATTATCCCTACATTTGACGTACTCCTGTATCTCTTCCGCAGTATAATTCTGCGGTACGTTGATTCTCTTAAGGAGTGGATTGCCTAAATATGTAGTAATCGTCATAATATAATTAACACCTCGAAATTCTTTTCAAATTATTCCGAGCCTTTTGTTAGTTGTTTCATTAGTAATTTTATGTGGTTTTCCAGAGTGTCTAGTTTACCAGACATCTTCAGAAATAATTCATTAAATTCTGCATCTTCTTCGTTACGTTTTTCTATACTTTCTAGTCTGGCATTCATCTTCTCTTCGTATTCAGTCTGCCATTTCTTTTGTTCTACTATGTGTTGTTCGATTCTTTCAACTCTTTTTAAATCCATCTCAATATATGATGTTATGCGTGAAGTCTCCCGCACCATATCCATCATAACTGTAATTCCATAGACAACGGCGACAAATATTATTATACTGCCGATGTTCTGGATTATATGGTCTCTACTCATTTTACTTTCTCTCCTTAGTGGTCCAGTTATTATATAACTCGTATAAGACCTTTACTTTTTCTTGCAAAACTTCTATTGACGAGTGCATTTTTGCTAATACTATTACCAAAGTTATGAATCCTAAGAATATAGGCCACATTTTCACAATTGTCACAAGTGGGCTATCCATTATTCGTATTCCCTTTTAGTTAAGTATCAATAGTCTTCCCTTTCAACATCTCCTGCAATTCAGCGGTCGAGCCTACGTAAAGATTATTGACGTTAGTTTTAGGAGCATCTCCGTCTTTCATTAGTTTCAATTCTTTTTGCATCTTCAACAACTCCATCGTAGTATCAGATACGTTTTTTATTAAACCACTCGCCACCTCATATGCTCTCGGATGTTCCATTTCCTTTGCTAGTTCAAGGATGCCTTCAAGAGCATCGTTACCACGTTCTATGAGATTATAAAGATTATCCCTAGCGTAAGAATAATCTTCTCCAAGGTCCCCCTCCACGGGGTCAGATTTAACTGCCGCCCGAGGTGCTAGACCCCTTTCTCTTCGTACTGCTATTACCCGCTTAACATCAATCGGCTTATCTTCTGGGTGGTTGTCCAGTATGATATTTTCTGCGACTTCCAGTTCAGCGTCTAATTTTTCTTTAATACTCTTTTTTCCTGCCATAATATTTCATATCCTTCAATCTTTCTTATTAAAACTTTATTTTCGATAAAATGTGTCCTTCTAAGCCTGACATTAATCTAACACCCGAATAACCACAAATAAATGCTATTGCAAGTGCTACTTCAACTCCAAAGCCGAAATGTGCCATTAACGCTGGAATAAAAAATTCAGCGGCTACCCATCCTATTATTACCGAAGTTAATATATCTCTAACTGGAGCCTTTCTACGCATTGCCGCGTTACAAATTCCCCCTGCGCCTGAGGCGCCTATACAACACGCTTTTGCGCCAAACATTACTACTAATTCTGCTATCATTTCTTTAATACCCCTCCCTGGGCGGTTTTACGATAAGAAACAATAATATATACTTCACACTTTTCTCTATCTATTTTCTTTCTTTGTTATTTATTAGTCACGGTCTATTGGCCATTTAACTTCTGCCATAGTATCAACATCATTATCGTCATCAGGGTTATCAGGATGTCCTCCTTCGACCTTTATAGTCCAGTTATCTTCTTCACCTGCACTAAATGGGTCTACTTCTAAGTTAATACGTTCATCTGGCCAAACACCATCGTCCAATATATAATTGGTTTCGATATGTTTGATAACTCCTTGCTCTCGTATCGGTGGATAAATCCAGCCCCTAATTAAAAAATCTAGAGTCCAATTGACTATTCGTTGTTCTGAAAAGTCTCCCTCGAATTCATCGGCCATAGTAATCCCTGCTAATTCTATTGGGATATCTCTACGCATATCTAACTCAGGAATTTCTTCAATTACTACATTGAAATCTGGTGCAAAATATGGTAATACTTGTTCAATGATTTGAAGTCCATCATCCATTAAATCTACATACACATCCAAACTGAATGTGAAGTTGTATGGAATAGGATTCAACATTACATACGCTTTGTTATTGTTTGTATGATTAAACCTAAACTCGGTCATTTGATTTGCTGACCGACTCAAGTCTGCTTCCAAACCAGTTAAAACAAAGCCCATTCGTGGGACCTGTCTATTCTTCTTACTATCTTGAATTAATCGTGCTAGATACTTTTTACGAGATTCGTAGGCCAAAGGCACCTTGATATCTTTAAGTACCGTACCATCCGCTTCTTTATGCTGTACGTGAATATTGTTAAACACGGAGCCGAATGCAATTATTAGTTTTCTAGTTGTTCCGTGATAAAAAGTTGTTCCAAACATTATTATGTACTCCCAAATGGGTTCATCTCTGATAAGTCTAGAATATCGTCATCCAAACTATCCCAATCAGGTGTTGCTAATTCGTTATCCACTGCCGTTTGTATATCTGTCTCTAGTGCAGTTATTTCTGGGTCTGCCACATTAATATCTTCTCCACCATATTCCCAAGGTTTGAGTGTTAATGTCCATATGTATTGAGGACCTTCTGGTGTCGGATAGAATGAACTGTCATTTCCAACAAAGGTTACTTCAAATAGCGCCTCGGCGTCATTGAAATATAATAGGTCACCAGCAATTGGTCTGTCATCATCTACCGCGGCCGTTTGTTCTGCAAAGTCTTTCTTTGTGAAAGACACTTTCATTTCGTCAGTTACAGATACTCCGAACTTAGAATAGAAATCTCCAACATCTCCATACTCTTGATAATCATCAATCAGTATGTTAAATGTCCACACCGTATCAAAATGGCTAGATGGGTCCTCACCGAAAACTGGGTCCATTGCAGTCCCATATTTTCGTGGAAGATACTTCGCTTCAAATCCAATGACCGCGACAACTTCTTCCACCATTTCTTGAACCATTGGTGTTTTTGACATTTGGTCGAACATTCCCACAACACTACCCCACTATAAAGTTAACTGGAAGTTCGTAATTAAGGGAAAATTCTTCTTCGAGTTTGTCAATCTCTTCTTTCGCTTCATCCCAGACCTGCTGACCATTGATAGTAATCCCACCTGGCAGTGGCATCCCATCAAATTGCTTCATATTTGCACCCCACTGTTGTTTTATCTGTGCAGTGGCATACTTCTTAACCCATTCATCATTGAATACGTCTAGAGCATAACTTGTGACTTCATCAGGCCGAACGGCTTGCCACGCTCGTAAGAGCATAGAAGCACCGATTGTCCAAGTTTCTCCAGCGGCTTCACAAGCCTCTTTTGTTACTACTAGTTCGTCTGAACAAACTGGACCGACTATCTTGCCTGAATGACTGTATAATCTATTATTCGCTTTATTGAATGTGAATGTTCTATCTAAGTTGAAATAACTATTCACCATCTCAAGGTGTTCCATTGTTATTTCAAAATAAGTCATATTGACTTTGTTCATATCGAACATTTCGTCTGCCATTATTCTATAGCGAACATCTGACATCGCCTCGGAAGAGTATCTTCCTGGCTCATATATCCTAGTCACTGCTACGATATCATCGTCCAGCGTTATGTACCCGTTTGCTTGGTCGTCTTGTGTAAACTCATAGGTGATAAACTTCTCCTCGGCGCCATCGAAATGTCGCTCAACGAATAGTTGGAGAGCATCATCAATCCTGTCATATGCTTGAGTATCGTCTACTTGGATATCTATCTTCGGAGCACCAAGTTTCCGATAAGCATAATCCCTTAGATTGTCTACTGATTGTAATTTAGCCATTATTTAACCTCATATATTCTTATTTATGTCTTTTGCATCACTTACTATTTTCCTATACTGCTTTAATAAGCCCCACTTAAACCTTAATATTGTGTAGATGAACAACAACATCGAGAGCGACATTCCGATATGAGTTATTACCATCTGAATGTGTACGTCATTAGTCCAAATTGAAATACCAGTAATATTTACTATTGATACTATGGCACCAACCAAAATAGAAGAGCGGGCCCAACACGAATAATATCGTCTATGTTTGACGGTAAAGCCAAACGCTGTTATTGCCAATGTAGCAACAATCATACTCAAAATTTTTTCTATGCCGAATAGTAATTCTATACCCATAATGTTAACTTCCTGATTTAATCCAATAGATTACTAATCCGACGGCCGCCGACAGAACGACCCAAAAGAACCGCTCACCATTCCCAATCTGAATCTTATTGCCAGATATAGCAGTATCGTGGTCGTGCCCCATTTCGATGAGTTTATCCAGTTTGGTTTCTACCCTATCTACGGAATTGTAGATAGTTTTCATTTGCTCTTCCAATCTAGTTATACGTTCTTTCATCTTGCCAAGGTCATCCCGCATACGTTCTAATGTGTTGTCGTCCGACATATTTTTCCTGTCTTATATATAAAAGTGACTGTGAGATAAATAATCTTATCTATAGAGTATTTATATAATTAAGTTGATTGGGAGTATTTTAGATGAATAAGAGAATATATGTAATTGGTGATGTAATGCTAGATAAATACTGGAGTGGCACCTCTAGTAGACTATCTCCAGAGAGTCCAGTACCTGTCGTAGAT